CTACGGTTTATGCTTTTTGCGTTTTTTATATGGCTTAAAAACATCAATACTATGAATAGATGCAAATCCAATTGAAGTCGCCCGTGTGCCTTCATGATCAATAATTCTGTACAGTGAATCATAAATGTTTCCAAACTTGTACTTGGAATTGACGGTGTTCATTAACGTTTTAATTATAAGCAGAACAATTGCCAAACCATTTGAATAACCACTTTCCGTTTCCAGAATTTTAGACTCATATCTACGTGGAACCATTGGTTGTGTTCGCAAATTCAAGTCGATTAAATTTGAATTATGTGCACAAGTATTGCGAACAAACAGCAGACATTTCAACCATGATACTAGTTCATCCGGAGTACACCCATATATTCTTGCTAAAGCACGCTTGTTATTAAGTGACATAATATCAATCAGATTAATTACATTTCCAAACATTAGAACATTAATCATCAGCCACACTGTGGGAAATCCCTCATCGTTTTTATTTGCAGAGAGATTTACATAGTGACTTCTAGACTTTTGTACAGCCTTCAATAAATCTTTTTTAAAGTAAAACTGTTTCTTTTCAATCTGAAACTTTTTTATGTCTCTATCACACCAATTGCTGAAATTCAGATAACCAAAAGCGCCGTATCTTTTTCCAAGAATCGTAGCAACGCTGTTCCCCAAATGTACCTCAATGTCTTCCACTGCATGTAAGATAAAAATTCTTAAATTTTTATCCTGGTAGTATCTAACCAATAAAGACTGAAAGTCTAAATTTCTATACTGCGGTTCATCCGGATTATCGGAAACGCTAAACGGAAACGCAAATTCTTTTAATTTATAATAACCAATCTCTTGAATCTTTGCTGCATCTCTTTCCGACGACTCAGAAAAAGAAATCCCTCTGGCATCAAATAGTGCACGTTGCTCTTCAGGTGACAAAAAATCTTTACCCTGCATGATATATCTCCTCAAACAAAAAAACTTCTGCTTATTCAGGACGTACCTGCCGACTTAACGGGAAGCAGAAGTATTGGCTTCTATGCTTGTAGATTATCAAATTATCTTCAAAATATCAAGCATCACACGTAGCTTTATCAGTATTATTTACCAGTATAAAGTAACTATTTTAGACTCATAGTACTAGATACACCATCGATAGACTGTATAAACACACTATATTGTAGTGTTGTCTATTATTTACGAAAAATAAAAAAAATCACTCCAATTAGGGACTGAGTGGCTTTAGTTGAGCGGAATATAAAAAGCCCACGTACCTTTTACAGCACGTAGACTCATGAAAAGTTTGGAATTGACCTCTAAAGGATCATCTACAGAATACCACGTCATCTTCGCTCGCTGTCGTGCAACGCAAAAAGGGCTACCCATTCTTTTATTGAATGAGTAGCCTTTTATTATGCATCTAAGCCTTACCGTTCTATTTGACCTTCTTAACGTAATCGGTATTACTGGTGAGATATAATCCGTTACTTAGCTGTAGTCGTGTAATATTCCCATACTTAACGACCTTTTCAATGTCAAAGATGGTTCCGGCTTTGAAGGTCAATTCTTTCTTCTTGAAGGCCTTATCATGGTACCGCGTCACTGACGTGATTGCCTTAACTTGCTTAGCAACCGTCAAGTACGTTGATTTTTTCTTGGATGGCTTACCCTCAATGCCGTTCTTCAAATCCTTAGCGAATTGTGCCTTCGTAATCCCCCAATTTCGTAGGTAACCATACGGATCCTGATGATCACCCCACAGCGTATCACTCACCCATTTATGGGTTTTGACCCCGTTACCTGCACCATCCAACGCTAATGGAATACCATATTTCTTGGCGTAATAACGAATCACCCAAATATAACGCTTGTAGCTTTCATTAAAACGCTTCTGACTATCAACGTGTGCTAATTCAACTTGGAACGGGCTTCGCTCATTTGCAGGCGAACCGGCCCCATAAGCGATATAACCCGGAGTTCCTACAATATAAATCCCCCGGTCGTCCACAATAGCGTGCGTGTAAGCCGACTGCCAATGGCCGTGCATGTAACTGGCCTCGTTCTTGGCACTCCCGACTCCTTTGTTATTATCGTTTCCAGTGTCATGAGCAATAATATATTGATGTGATGCCTTCCCACTGGCGCCCTGGTTAGCACCTAGCTCGTAACTGTGGTTAATAGTATAGCTCACTTGTCATCGTCCTCCTTAATCTGGAATCCCTTGAAGCCATCAAACAGGCCTGATGTAAAGCCGCCTACCAAGAGACCCATAACAGCCCCCGATAAGTAGTTGTGGTCCGAAGTCACCAGTACAGACAAAAGCCCGACCAATACGCCCACAACCATCGATAGCCACGGCATGTACTGGTTAGGTATCTTGGTCTGCTTAACTGCTTGAGTCAAAACAAAAACGACCAGAATCGTTAACATCAATTCGGCCGTCGTTCCTAGATTGAGTTGTTGGATATAATCCATACTACTCACCCCGTTTCTTTAATTTTTCGTTTTCCTTCTTTAACCGCTCATTCTCTCGTTTAAGCCGCTTAATCTCATCAGTTTTGGTCGGGGGCTTACCGGCATTGATTCGTGCCACCCACACCGGAACATATCCGACTGCAATCGCGGAAATTGCGGAGAGAATGGCGGTGAACACCTTATCACTAATCCTAATCATCCCCCGTAAAAGCATAGCTAACAATTCGGCAAATTACTCCGCCCGTCAGCACGGCACCCGGACTAATCAACGCGCCCATCTCCATATCATGAATCAAGAAACCCAGAAAAAAGGACATCCACACAAAGACTAAGCAGCCAATCATAATCGGTCGGGCATAGAACCAGTGGAAGTCCCAGATTGAGTAAACCATTGTAAATGTTCCGATGACTGCAATTAAGAAGATTGACACCGGATCATCCAAAAATCCCAGCATGGTATGTGCTGGTGGTTCCAGGTCGAAGAAATTCACCTGGATAATAAACACGATCGCGATCGCATAAGTCTCAATTGCCGACCAGAACCAAAACTGATTCTTTTTGTAATGCTCATATAATTTTCTTTCCATAATGAAGGCACCTCACTAATCTTCCTTAGTAGATGCCGTGTAGTCGTTGCCCGTCAGTTCTTTGTAATCGGCCTCAGTAATAAAGCCGTTCGCCGTATACCATTCAATCGTTGTTGGCGCCGTGCAGGCGCCCCATCTGTAAAGCAACTTAATTGTTCCTTTATCTGGCCACATAAGTTATTCCCCCTTAGTATCGGTAGTCGTCTGGGCTACCTTTAGTTGTGCAATTTGACCCGTAAGCGTGCCCACCAGTGTTTGCAGACTGTCGATGGTTTTGTTGGCTACAGCCACTTGCCCAGTCAGTGAACCAGCCATGGCTTGAAGCTGAGTAAGCGTGCCGTTGGCAGTAGTGAGACTATTCTGGGCCACCTTTAGCTGAGTAGCTTGCTGGTCAATGATCTTGCGTAAGGCATCAATGCTCAGATCAGGCAGCGCCCCATCGGCAGGCTTGGCAATTCCATTTTCAACCTTGTAGTGTCCATAGTAGCGAGTAAACCACTGTGCACTAGAAGGCAGCACGTAGACTGGTGTATATCCGTCTGCAGCCTCTAGCTGAATCTTATCCACGAAACCCGTCTCGGCGTCCGTGGTTACATAGTACGTCAACATTTAAATCACTCCTTAAATTTTTCCAACATTGAAAGTTACTTCGCTCTCCAAAGTAATTAGTCCTTCATTGGTAATTTTGCAAATAAAATATGGATTGGTGTTTTGATAACCGTTCGTAATCCGACAGTAGAGCTTATTCCCCTGAATTGATATTCCAGCAGATTGAGTCGAAACCCCATTCATCGAATAGTGACCATAGAAGGTTGCGTTTCCACCATTATCCAGAAATCTGAAGCCATCTGGAAGAGTTATGGCCAATCTACTTGCTGGTAAAGTGGGGGTGTAGTACTCTGGCAGATTAACGGTGGCGTTGCTTTTGAATGTTGCTGTATTAGTTGCCGCGTCCCATTTCATAAGGGTTTGTCCCTTAAAATCTTGCCCCTCAACTCCCTCATCAGGACACTCTAGCCACGTAGCCGCGTAGTTTGGTTTCGTAAAGTATTCGTTGCCTATAACTAACCCCGAAATCTTTTTGCCTTGAATTTCTAGCCCCATACCCGTTCGCCTCCTATCAGAGACGGACGATTAAGACTTAGTGAAAGTGGGTTATGCCCCCCCCCCCGAATTTTAATTAAGTTTGTGAAATTTTCATTCGTGTTTTGCATTTTTATCCTCCTTAGTCGGGTGCGACAGTGGTTGTTTTCCAAACTTTAGATACACTTCCATTACTATATAGTCCACCCATAGCAAACGAAACAACCACAGCATCAACGCTATGACCCCATACCGTATAGTTCGCCATCAGTGTGTTGTCATCAGAAATCGTTAATTTGTTAGGAGACCCAGTAACAAAGTCTAATTGTGGGTCTATTGATGTGAAATGATACCCACTTGGTAGCTTGAAAATTTTATACGTTTTTGGAATATAGTAATCACGGGTGGTGTATAAAAATCCCCCTAAGAAACTGGTTACTTTAGAGCTTGGATCATAATGCATCAAAACGGGAGTCCCTACCATATCAGACCCCATTTCGCATGGAAGCCACACATCGCTTTTCTTCACAAATTCCATGTCCCCGATAATCACACCGTTTACATCTTTACCTTGAATTTGAACTCCCATCAGGCGACACCTCCATAAAGAGGCGAGAACCCGTGGTTTAGTGGGGTTCTACCCCCCCCATCATAAATAGGGTTAATCAATTTCATCATGATGCTTCCTCCTATACTTTTTCGATATTAATAATTACTGGAGTTGCTAAACTGGCAGCATACTTAACTGTTAAATTCTTTGAGAAAATTACTTCAACGGGACCTGCCATGCCTGATGAGTCATAGCCCGAATACACATATGTGTTTTTTAAATATAAATTCCCCAGTTTATAAGACGGAATTGCGGTGAACCCAGTTCCAAAATTCGTCTGTTCAACGCTCCCATCCGCAAAAACATAGGTTGGAAACAGCTCTATACCGGAACTCCCATTATGCATTGTCCAATTATCCGATATAAATGCATATCCACTTGGTGGACTCAAAATTAAATTTTCAACTCCGATATTCATTCGATCTGGCGTTGAAACGCTGCCGGTAAGGCTTGCCGTTCCATCGCCATTATCCTTAAAAAATACTTGTCCAGTGACCCCGTCCGGCAATTCCAGTGGAATCCATCCGCTATCAGGTACAAAGGTGTCACTCCCGACCACCAGGCCGGTTACCGGCTTACCTTGAATTGTCGCTGTCATCTAACCGCCTCCTTAGCTAGTCGTCTTGTCTGTGTCTGTCGTTTCCATGTCATCGGTTACCCAGCGCAAAATTAGACGCCCAGCAGCCAAGTCAGCCTTTCCTAGGGCAGTTGCGTCAGCTTGTGTCGTGATGCTAGCCCCCATGACCGGAAAGCCTTCAACCTTCAGGTCACCATAATCGCTGTCTAGTGCGCCTTGTAGCTTGCGGGCATCGTTGACCTGTACAGAGTGCTGTTTGTCCGCTAGCTCGTAGATAGCACCATTAACCGTCACCGTCCCATTACCATTGTCCGTCACCTTCTTACCCAGCAGGGCATTCGACTCTTCCTTACTGTAATACTGACTCATATCTGGCTTAGGAATCCCCGCAATGGCATCTTCCACAAACTTAATAGTTGCCAACCCATCAGGATCTAACTTTACTGTCACATTGGCTTTGTCACCCACAATCACGAAAATAGTAATACCAAATCTCAAAACAACTTTATCGGCAAAGTCTGGCATGTATTGTGCATGCTGGCTTTCAGCCGTCATGACTGAGAAAAGAACCTCTTGATCATGTCCATCCTCTTTAGCGTAAACGCCCAATGCATTCATGCTATAAGACTTAGACAATCCTTGATTCATAAACTGTACTCTAGTACCAATAACCCCATCGCTCCCACTAGGATCATCGACCTGTTCGACAATTGAGCCCTCTTGAACTTCGTTCGGCAATTTAGTCAGTGCTGCTAACTGCCCGCCAGTCAGATCACTTAAATCATCGTCCGTGGCCACGGCCCGAGTAATGACATAATGTGTCTTGCCATTGGCAGCTAAAGTTGCTAGCCGGGTTCCCTCGGCTGTTAAAATTGTGTCATTGTATTTTGACAATTCACATCCCCTCCTTCTTTGCATTTACTGTGGTTTCAATAACGGCTTGTGAACCGCCACCGTAGCGAAGTTTTTCCGTGGTAGTCACCGAGTAATCCAGCTTAGGACGTACACTGGTCTCCACAGAATACGTTGTACCAGTGAATAAAACCAACCCCCATTGAACCCGGGTCTCAGCTTCTGTAGTGACGCTGTATACCATGTTGGCCGGTAGATACACGTTTAGTAGGTATTGCAGTCGGTGAATCTGTTCCCAACTAATATCATCCCACTGGCTCACTGTAGTTACGGTTTCTTTAACGACGTCCCGGAAAACTTCCCCAGGAATATTAAATGACTTCAACAAATCTTTTAGATACTTAAACGTAATTGGGTGCGGCGGAAGCAGTCGAACCAGAATGTCATACCGCCGTGACTCCAATGTTCTGGTTAAATCTGTATCAATGTCTAACTCATATTCGAAAATACTCAAACCATCACTATCGGCCTTCATAACAAATTTATTCAGTAAAAGACGCTGAACATCCGCCTTCACACTATCGAAGGCTGGTTGTTCGGCATCTAATAAGGCATTCATTTCCAAGACACCATCGTAATAATCTGGCTTAAAGTCTTGCAATCTACTCACTAATCATCACCTCACCAACTTCTGGCAGCTGAGATAGTTCGTTAGTGAAAATTAACGATACATCCTCTTCCTGACCGTTTAGCATCGGGAGTGAAGCGTTCACCACACCCTCAATCTTCATTACTTCGGCTAGAAGCTGGGACCGGTAAACTGTCAGTGAGTATCCTCGACCAGTCTTGCTATCAAGGGTGGCCCACTTCTCACGGAGTTTGCCAAAAAACGTTGCGATACCGCTCTGAATCTTACCGGTTACAACTCCCAGCGTCGCATCAGGAGATAAGCTGACTGTGGAGGTCACATTGATTTTAAGAACTTCTGGAGCGACTACTGTTACCACATGATCAATCGGTGCCAGCCCATAACCCTCGTCTTCGGGTGCCGGATCAATCTGTGATTGAACTTGCTTAATCAGTTCTTTACTAGCGGGTAACAAGTCATTATCCAAGACAACCAGCTTAACTGTGCCTCCGCCTTGCCACGTTGGGTAAATTTGACCAGCACCGACAGAAGTGATCTTAGCCAACATATCGCCATAATCCGCCACATTTCCACCGTACGCGATGTAACTGTTGGGCGATAGGAGACGTGCTCGAAGATGGTCGTCATCTTCATCGTCCCGTGCTGGCACCGATACTTCGATGATCTCGGCCCAGGAGAGCGCGTCATTCGGAGTAACTGGTAGAATCTGACCTAGATAACTATTAGGATCAGTCCCCGCAACATCAGCGGTTAAAACAGCAGTCCCGTCTTCATTCACAGTCGCGACCGTATAGAAAATAGGATCATCACTCACACTCGCAAACTGGTCGCTTACTTCAACATTATGGATAGGCTCCCCATTACTGTCAGTAAACTTGGCCGTCACTTGAGCTGTGGTGGCTGTTTGTCGCGCTGTGCCACTATCAGTTGCGTGCCAGTCAAGGGCTTCTCCCTCAGCCGTAGCCTTATAAATCTGTTTAACGGCTTCTGCTTCTTGCAACGAGTTCTCGGCCAACATTGTTGCAGCTGGAGTCATTGCATCGTAGATAATCGACCCTTCCCGGGTATCTACCGTCTCTGGAACCTCGTCTAGCATTTTGTCTAACCAATAATCAAAGTCCTGGGCCTGTAGTGTCTCAATCAATGTCTGTGGATTCACCTAATGTCACCTCGCTTTCAATCGGGACAGTACCGAAGATGGTTTCAACGGTACCACTTACCATTAGCGTAGTTGAATTCATCTTTTGAACATCATCCACACGCACATCGGTTACCCGGTCATCGGCATACATGGCTTCTTCTAACATCCGTTCTACTTCAACCTCGGCGTAATCAAGCTCTTTGCCCAACAACTCATTAAAGTCGTTGCCGTAGTCCTCGGTATAGATGGGAAACACAAATCGCTCTGTTCGAAGAATTTTATCAATGGCTTGAACCATTGCTTCCCGGCCATCAATCATTGATTGAATTCGACCGTTCTTAACTAGATAGGTACGGCTGGGTAACGTCTCTTCTTCAAGATCATCGTCCGTTTCGTCCTCGACATCCAATTCAATTTCTTCTTCATCATCCATCTTCGTCACCTCCCGTCTTCTCTAGTACATAGAATTGTTGCCCGCCATCTTGGCGAATCATAGTGACACCATCGCCCTTCTTTAAAGCATTTAGAAAAGTAACGGTTTTGGTATCACCATCAATTTTCATTTTCACCTCATGGTCGGTCACATTATCACTCAGGTTCAGAAAGGCATCAGAAAGAACCATCTGGTTAGAAATTTGAATCTGCAACGGTGACTCACTGATCACCGTACCAAACACAATATCGGCGTAGTCACTATCCGAACCACCCCGATCCTTTATCATATCGAGTAATCGTTCTCCGGCCATTACCAACGCACCTTCATTTCTAATTCAGCTTGGTCGGTTGTACCGCTGAAAGTATGGGTAGCCTTGGTAATTAAGAGATACTTGGTGCCCACACCGATGTCCTTCAGCGACTTAATCTTAACTGGGTACTCATTACCCGGAATCATGTTCAAGGTAGCCAATACATCTAGCTTCAGCGTGTGGGCCTGCTTTCCTTTCGACTTTAATATACTAGCTGCTTTGGCCTTCATCTGGGCCGCGTTAGCTTTATCCTTAGCTTTTTCGACTACTTGAAGTTTCCCCCACCGCTCAACGGAATTCCCTTTCTTGGTAATGGTCGTCAGCTTGGTGTTTTTAACTTCTGCCGCTTTTTTCTGGGCTGAGGTCAGTTTGACCTTAGAGGTGGAAGAGGTCTGTTGTTTCTTTTTCTTATCCGTTCGAACGACCCGGACTACATTGGCGACATCTTCAATGCTTCGTGAATAACTAAAGCCGGTAAGATAGGAGCCGTCCCCCATGTAATACTTCATGCGTTTAAATGGAGCTCGGCGTAACTCAACGGTCCCATAATTGCAGTAAAGAAAATAGCGATGGCCGGTTGCCCGGCGCGTCGCCTTGAACGAATCCTTTAACATGTCGAAGTAGGACTTACTGTCGCAAACCTCGGCTACCAGCTTATGAGTCGATTTATCTACAACTTTGTGTGGCACCCCAGCCAATTTAGCTGCTTTCGTGAACCGCTGTGAGATAGTCGACACTGGCCAGATTAGTGAATCCTGATTCTTGAAGTAGCGGAGGTTGTCGTAGGCGGTAATGCTAAACACTTCCGACTGATCATAATCGAATTTAAAAATCTTTCCTCGGAAGACCTTCTTATGGTCCCAGCAAAACCGGACTTCATCACCATTTTTTGGCGTGAATCCTTCATCAACTTCGACCAATTTGAAAGTCAGCTCACCGGCGGCAAAGTCGATGTCGGTCGTCCATTTAATCTCAGATTCCAAAATATCACGAACATCCCAGGTCGTTTTGGTTCCCGGGGTCTTAATCGTAAACATCGTTACCGTCATGATTACACCGCCTTTACTGCTGACTTAGATACCCAACCACGAGCGCCACCACTGAGAGTGGCAATGTGGTATGGGTACTTAGCATTAGGTGCAACCAGACTGATTTTTCGTGTGGCATTTCGCTCAGTCGCTCCCGGCCCATTGCCAGCGGAATCGCGGTGTAGACGACCATTCACAGTCACTTTAGACCCACGACCAATCTTTTTGGGTGGTTTCGACCGGGACTTCCCCTTCTTAGCCACCTTCTTTGACTTCTTCTTGGCTTTTACCTTTTTCGCTTTGTGTGCTTTGTATTCGCCAATTTTGAGCGTGTACGCATACTCATCAGCAAAGCCATCTGCCATGCCATACTTAAACTCCGAGATAATCCCCTTAAAGGTCACCTTAGTCCCAGAAATCACCAACCGTATCGGCTTCTTAGCCTTATACAGCTTATTTAGCTTATCCAGATATGTCTGGCCGTTCTTGTAGACTGCCTCGGTACTGAGATAATGGACATCTGCCGTCTTGACCGGCAAGGTACTAGCAATTTCAATTGATTTTAATTTCTCATCACCAATCAAATTAATTTGCCCCAGCTTAACCACGCTCACTGTCTTATCATCGGTCGCAGCATCAATGTTAAATTCCTTCGGGTTGATAGGAAGGTTAAACGTCTTGTTCTTAGAATCAGTAATCGAGAATTTCAATTTAACCCCTCCGTTCGTTTAGGTTGACCAGGTAGTCTTCAATCTTTGATAACAAAACCTCAGCATCTTCGTAGCTCTTACCGGTACTATTAATTTGAATAGCACCCGGGGCGATAGTGATGTTGCCACCATTAGTCGTTGTATCACTGGAATCTGCTGAATATTCATTAGTCGTATATGGCGCTACATTGCCTTCGAAAGGGGTGGTTGTCGGCACATCACCATCAAGGGAAGACACACCGCCGTTCAGAATTCCAGCGGTGACGCCACTAACTTGACCATTGATACCAATCGTTTGACCACTAACTCGTTGAACAGCGCCTACTACATTGGTAATCGCATCATAGGCCCGATTAAATCCATCAGCCAGCACATCACCCGGACTAATTGTCTTAACATGATCAAGTGCTCCCATTGCACCAATCACATTGTTAGCCATCGACTCAGTTTGTCTAGTGACCATACCGGCGTTATCTGAAATTCCATTCGCAAATCCAGCAACTGTGTACATACCTAATTCAGCAAAAACCTTGGATGGTGAATGTATGCCCAATGCTCCTTTAGCTGCGTTAACCACACTTGAAGCAACACTTTTCACTGCCGCCACAGCACTACCAATCATGGATTTAATCCCATTAATTAAGCCTTGGATTAAATTAACACCGGCGCTCACTAATGCACCACCGAAACTTTGCGCTGCACTCACTGCCTGTTGAATACCATTTCGAACAGCTGAAACAACCTGTGTCATACCAGATGCAACCCCGCTCACCAATTGTGAAACGGCACTAACAAAAGCAGATACCATTGCAGTGATAGCCGATAATACTGCCCTTAATCCCGCAGCTACAACCAGCAGCCCAGCACCGGCCACCATGAGACCCGCACCTAAAACAATAGAAGCAGCCCCCAACAGTAACGCTCCAACTGCAGCAATCATCATAAGTGGCGCCGCAATGACTAACGCTAAAGCAAAAATCATCATTCCGGCACCGGCCACCATAGCCACCGCAGCCAACATAACTAAGGCCACTGCCATGAGCATCATGCCAACAGCAGCAACCAACGCTGTTACAGCAATTAATGGTAAAGCAACCGCCAGGATCAGCATTCCTACTGCGGCAATCGTTACGGTTACCGCAACTAACGTCATAGCAACCCCAAAGAGTAATGCCCCGACAGCAGCAACCAAAAATCCAATACCAACAATCGCTAAACCGGCGCCTAACAGTACTAAGCCCAACGCCGCAACGATAGATAATACGCCAAATACTGCCATAGCAGCTCCTAATAGAATAAGAGAACCTGCAGCTGAAGCACCATAGGTAGCAATAGCTGGCAGTTGTGTTGCTAGTAAAGTAATTCCGGCCGCCGCGATTAACACTGCCACGCCTATCAACAATAAGGCAGCAGCAAAAATAAAGAATCCTACTGATCCAGCAATCATCGCTGTTCCCAACGTGGCTACCACAACCCCTAATACTGTAATTACCGCAATCATTCCAAAAAATAAAGCAATAGCAGGCCAACCAGCAGATACCAACATCGTTGTTGCACTAGCTAATAACCACATCCCGGCTCCAGCCAAAGCAATCCCCGCACCAACTAGAAGTAGCGACACGCCTAACTTAATAAAACCAGTAGCAGCCTGGGTTGCACCACTGCTTACTTTGGAAAGGGCACCACCCTTCAACTTTCCTAGTGAATCCCCAATCCCCGTTAAAATGCCATCGACATTTTTAATCGCCTTTAGGGTCAAAAATGAAAACGCCAATAGACCCACGCCTTTAGCAATTGCATTTAATATACCGGGATCCAGCTTACTAAGCATAGTTAATCCAGCAACAATAGCAGTTATAACCAATCCTTTTGTACTCATCTTTAATGCTACAAAAGCTCCTGCGATTAACTTAATGGAACCTGGGTCCAAATTACCAACTACATCGGCCAAGGCACCAATACCTTTAGCGGCACCACTAATTGCACTACCAGAAATTGAACCAATACTTTTAAAGGTAGCAAACGGGTCTTTACCACCACTGGCTAGTTTTGAGAAGACACTACCAAATGCCTTACCAATTGAGGACAACGTGGATTCAATAGCCGTAAATGCACCACTCTTTCCCATTGAGTTAAGCATTTCTCCTATCGCCTGACCTGCCGTTTTAACAGCATTCACAATGGTCTGAATGACAGGAACAATTTTATTTGCCATACCACTAAAATTAACTGAGCCTAGATTATCGGTAAATCCACTAATAGCTTTGATACCAACCTTGCTGACTTTATCAAACGCTGGTTGCATCTTATTGGCCAATGTTTCACGGAGGCCATCCATCGCTTGTCCAATAGTTTTGTATTGAGTTGCCATCTTGGAAAAGTTCTTATTTGTCCCCGTTTTCGCAATTGCATCAAAGAAATCTTGGGTCTTCACCTTACCATCTTGAACGTCCTTAACCAGTTGACCGGTACTTTTGTGCATTGTTTTTGCCACAGCTGCCATCCCAGCAGGAGTTTGTTCAAGCATCAGCTTAAAGTCCATCCACTGGATTTTTGGTTTGGCAGCGGCCTGAGTCGCTTGCTGACTTAAAGTCTTCATGGCCTGTTGTGGATCAGATGATGCAGAAGCCAAGCCGCCAAATCCCTTAACCAAGGCTGTCGTGTTCTTAGTACCCACGGCAGCTAACTGGCTATATGTGGAGGCCATATCAGACGCGGAATAGATTGTTTGTTGAGCAAATTTCTGCAAATCACCACGAGTGGAAGCAATTTGCTTTGGCCCTTGTCCAATCATTGCCATATTCCCGTTAAAGGTCTGCCATGCACGACTAGACTCATCTAATTCACCATACATACTCTTTAACCCAGTACCAATCAAACCGACCCCTTTAGTAATCCCACTTCCAATCACGGTTCCACCAAGAACGGACTTAAACATACTTCCCGTTCCCGAAGCTTTATTGGACAGATTACTCATTGTTGAGGCACTTCGGTTAAGGCCCGCAGATAACTTATTTAATGGGCCACTAAAGGCATCATTGATTTTGATTGTTGCGCTAACGGTACTTCCCATACGCCACCTCCTCTCTAGCAAAAAAGACTAGTGACGTTTCGCCCTAGCCTTTCGTTCTGCATCTTTTTGTTGTCTCTTTTCTTCCTTTTGGCGAAGATCAATTCCAGCAATCACCACCGCCTTTTCATGCGTGGTTAATGCTGCCCATTGTGCTGGTAACCAATGATATTCATTCATCGCATAGTGGTAATAGGAAAAGTCATTACCAAGCCCAGCCGCAATTAGTTTTTTACGTCTTGAACCTCATCATCCATCGAATCATTCAAACCGGACAAATCAGTAACGGCATTAGCTAACTGGTTTAATTCACCCATACTAAGCATTTTCTTTAAAGTCCCAGCTGGGTCCCCTAAAGTACCATAATATTTTTGTAGTTCAGCAGTGTTCAAATCGGGCTGTACAACAGAAGCAACTAGTAGGGTCTCCGTGTATTTTTGCTGATTAAGATCACGTACTTTTTGACCTCGATTAATCTTAACTACCGTTGCCTGGTTCTGTAACTTTTCATTCTCATCATTTGAGATTTCCCGAATAATGAACGGTGAATTGAAACCATCAAAATTTAATTCACGCTGTGCTGCTTCTCGCTTGCGTAGAAAGTCTTTAATAGACACTTGTTGTTCAGCCATTTATAAACTCCTCCTTTTATTCTTCAAAACCAGTAAACGGTTCTACCAAGTCAACGCCTTCAAAAGTAAAATCAGATTCCCATTCCATTACACCATCGTCAGCCTCAAAATCAGCAATCGGAATATCATCTAGGTTCACGTCTCCCAGCCAGACCGTTTGTTTACCAGCCTTTGAAGTTGGATCTTCAATCGTCATTGTTGCTTCGAAATAAAGATCCTTACCACCCTTGATATAAGGAAGTGCATATTTTAACCAGTTAGAACTAATGACATAGCCCCCGAGAGTTCCAGTACCCTCTACAGAAGTGACCTTTTTATGTTTCCAACGGGAACCAAGAGTTTGTACATCTTCTTTGTTCTTCTCCAATTTAGCTGCAAATTGATTACATTCAATCATCGGCCAAATATGGCCATCCATGTTAATAAAAATCTTGGCATCTTTTGTACTGATCGTATCGCGTCCGTTTAAAAACTGACCGATTGTTGATACGGATTCATCATGCATCGTCATTATCTATTCGCCCCTTCCTAATTCACGAAAATCGTCATGTACAATTTTTCCATCGCATCAATTGGTGTCACACCCAGCGTGACAAGAATTGAATCTCGATCTTCCCCTGTTTCAACGCTCAGGTCAGCAGCGTCCACTGGTTGAATTACAGCATTATCAGACAGGTTCTTCAAATAACTAACTCGGTCAGTTTTGAATAATGAACGTCCAGTGGAGTCATTATTAATCTTCCCTAGGAATTGTGACTGGAACGTTTCCATTGTGTTGGTCGCAATCGTGTCTAACGTCCGAACGACCCGATTCTTTTGAAATACAGCTGGTTTATCTTCCGTCAGAGTGACCAGTGAATTAATGTCCTGTTCAACTACCGCAGAACCATTTCGCAAGGTTGTAAAAACAACTTGGCCGGCGTTCAAGGCGTTTACAGTCTGTTCATTGGTTCGCTTAGGAGTAGCAGCAATGGCGTCCGGGTAAGCGGTATAGGTGAGTGAGGTCCCTGCATCAGCGGCCGAAGCGGCTCCCGCAAACCAACCAGCGGCCTGGGTAGCGGTTAAGATGGAGCCATCTACAAGTTCCACCCCATTATTAACAACAGAGATGGCTTCGTGATCATACTTAGATGCCCCTTCCATCACGGGAACCACGGCCCGAATCTTGTACCCCTCTTCATCACGAAGACGTTTAACAGCAGCAACCACAAGTGAGTGAATATTGTTATCTGCGGCAAAGCCAGCAGTGGTCACAACGTTATAATTCTCAGTTGCTAAAACATCATTCAACATCTCTGTAACATCACTTGTTTTAGTGGTTCCACCAGCTAATTGGTAGCTAGTTGAAACAGCTAACACATCCAGCTTAGCCTGACCCGCCTTTGCTGAGAAGTCGGCGCCACCATCACTAGCAGCAACCTCACCAACTGGTTCAGTTGCATCACCAGTAAATACCACATCAACATATTTGTTAGATTCTAGACCGCTAGCTGTGGTCGTTCGTACAACTTGTTCATCCACTAGGCTAGTTCCCAGTAAGGTTTTAACAGTAATCAGCGTCTCATCATCTGGATCTTTTTCAACTGTCACAGTCAACGTGTTACCAACCGTACCAGCATACTTAGCGGTAAAGTTCCAAGGCAACTTAGCATCCTCAACCTTGGCCTTTTCACCACCATTTTGATTAAGATAGAGTACCGTTAAGGCTCCCTTCAACGTTTCACGAAGCGGGATTAATCGAGTATCACTTAATTCTGCCCCGAGCACCGCTTTAAAATCAGTCGTATTATCTACTTCTACAACCCCACTAGGCCCCCATCCCAGGTCAGCTGACCCAATCAATAAGGTCCGACCTAAATCTGTATCAGGTTGTGCCTGCGGAGCACCCTTAGTGTTGATATAAGCACCGGGGCGCTGCTTATTCTGTGCTGTCCAAATTCCACCAGCCATACTAAATTCCCCCTTTAAATTCTTTAATAATTTTCTTTGCTTCAGTTTTGGTGTAAGTCTGGCCGTCCACCAACTTAAGTGAGAGCATATCACGCTCAATCGGCTTAAAACCCGTGCTATTCACCAAGGTCGTCTTACTAAATTTGTTTTCCATCAGTAATTCCTCCGTGATAATTCATTGCTTGCTGTTTGGGCGTTAGGTCTTCCGGATAAGCCCGAATGGTTACTAAGAAGGCCATGGTTAAAGCTCCATCCACAATGCTAAAATCAACATCCCGAATGGGAGCAAAACTATCCAATTGCGTGAAACGGTCTAACAACTGTTCCTCCATCCATTCCATATCGGGTTCAGCATTGTCCGGGGCCGGGAAGTAAACCACCTGGTAGTGATACCCCCTTTTCTGCCGACTAAACAATTCTGGCTGTCGGGTAGTCGTAATCTTGGACACGAAAAAAGACGGTTCTTTAAACCCGCCTTTCTGGTTCTTCCGGTAGACAACTGCTTCCGGAAAGATCGTCTTCAATTGCTGTCCAATTCGACCGATAATATCCATTGTCAATCCAGCAGCCCCCTTAACGCCCGTTCTAGGGACGGGGCAATTAGCTGTGGCATCTGCCCCTCAACCTCAACGACAGTATCTTTCAACATGAAGCGACCTTCTACCCAGCCACTGCCGCCACGAGTGCGGTGACCGTTTTCGACAAACGGTGCATACTCTGTGTTGTTGTACAGCTTAATGGCGATAACTGTACCAGTGATAAATGGCCCATCAGCATGCCATGTTTGTCTTAAGTGACCAGTATCGACCGGCGTCCGACTCTTAACGGCCTTCATCGATTGGGCCTTGACCCGTTGCATCGTTACTTCTAAACCATGCTTGACTTTATCGGTGGCAATTTTCTCGTTAACTCGTTTAGCCCAGTCTTGGAATTCTTTGTCATCGATGGTAAATCCAGCCATTAGGATTCCTCCTTTGCTTTTTCATCCCGAACCATCGTGACCTCTTGATGACTAACGTACCCAGCATAACCCTTGCTGGTGCGCTTGTAGTTGGTAGTCTGACCATTTACATCAGTCACCATAATATCAGCACCAGCGGGAATTTTAATACCGTTTCGGATGAGTAACTTCGCATCATAGGCATCAGTTCCAAAAAAAGTTTGCTCACTAGCCTTTAGTCCTTTAAGCACCACCTTAGCTGGTTCGTCCTCCACAATCGTGACAGGCCTACCATCGGTGAATACGCCATCGGAACTATCCTGAACGCCGGTAATGGTCACCTTGTCAAACCACAGTTTAGTGAGCGACTTGCTCATTCGATTAAATGCCGCCTTCATCGCTTCACCACCCGGAATACATTGAGCTGAGCCAAGTAGTTGTCAGTCAACGTGTTAACCGCTTGAAGTTCCATGTACGCCTCACTGGACGACTTGAAGGTAACCGACGTGTCACCTTCATTAATAGACTTAACGTCGTTGTCACGTTCGGCAATTGGCGTCAGCAACTGATGGGTGGTTAGAAGCTGCTGACACAATGCCACCAGCGTATGATCAAGTTCTTCGGGAAAGTCCTTGATTGTGAGGTGCGTATAGTTGGCAGCATCATTGACGACCTGATCCAGGGCGAAGCTCATGACAGCCGTCCAGCTAGGATTTGTCCCATCATCGGGGTTGAGTAACGCCAACTGGGTCAGCAGCTCTTCTTTGCGTGGATGTTCCTCCATCAGCCCACCTCCTCTATTCGACTGGCACTAGGGCCAACAAGTCGGCCTTGACCGTCTTGCCAGTGTGGTCAATAGTGTGAGCGTCTAACCAAGCGGTAATCTCTGCCACCGTATTGGCATCAGTTGGCTTCACATCGCCACTAGGATCAAACCCAACAACTACTGTAACTGCTGGAAAGTCAAAGCGGTTAGACTTAGCCCCAGTTCCATCAATCAACTCACCCGTAAAGGTACCGGCCGGGTACTCCTTGCCAGGCAGGTCAACATGAACCTTACCTTCACCAGTACCTACTAAATCGGTACCTTGATACACGTTTAAAATCATCTCTAGTGCCTCCTATTCTACACTGAAATCGGCTCCGCCCTTAGTGGCTACGACCTTAATTGTGGTCGGAGCCATTAAGCTTTTGGGGATTTTTCAGCCGTGACAAATTCGATTCCCTTGGTCTTAGTTTTCAATAATAGAACATCATCATAAGATTGTTCGTAGTACAGGTAATTCCCACTGTTGGCAGCACTAGGCGCATCGAATCCAACGAAACTGTACTTTTGCGGAGCAATTTGAACCCCATTGAAGATCAGGAACATTTCAATCTGCTTAGCATCGTCCTTAATCTTAGAACCAACAGTGAAATCATATGCTGTTTGCATCAAGTCAGACGGTACCACGTTAATTGTCACATCATCTAAGCTGTAAACAGAGCGTTTGAGATTACCAGCATCGTTCAGATTAATTTGGCGATTGAGTGCATCGGCTCGCTTCAACATTGAATTGACTTGTGGAGTCACATATAAAATTCGCCCAGCACCAGAAATTCGAGCTTCGTCGAAGTTAGCCATCATGCCGTCAAAGACTTCTAAAATATTGGCTTCACTCAAAGTATCAGTGTGAATTCCTCCATCAGCAGCGGCTTCTTTTTCTTGGTAAAGCTTGCTGAACATTTGACGGTCCATTTCTGGCATCTTTTCATCCAAGTTAAACTGCTTGGTAATGTTAGCGATACTAATAACCATATTAGATTCATCCACATCGCTAGGATCAACTAATGTGCTCCAGTAACGTTCATTCGTTAGTTCATATGAGTCCCAATCATTACTATAGTTGGCTTGAATCGCTGTAATCGTTCGCCGGGTTCGGTCTTGGCGACCTTGTTCAATGGTCAGGCGCGGTACCTTAATGTGTTTTGCACCATCAAACTTGATAATACTGTTAGCAGGTGAGTTCCATAAATCGGATGAGAATAGATGCCCATCATAGAACGCCTGTTGAATTGCCTGTTGATAGGCGTCTGCATAATTTACTGTTGCCATAGCTTAATTTCCCTCTTTCTATTATTTAAAAGCATCGACTAAGGTTTGAACCTGGTCCGAATCATTGGAGCCGTTGCCGCCACCCGGATTGTAATCGGTACGCTTACCTTCATCGAAAAGGTAGGCGTTATCCTTCTTGATGGCGTTCAATTGATCGTCCAGGCCGTTCAGGCTACCATCATTCCCCAGTTGAATCTTATCCATGTCCAGCAGAGCTTCTACCGTCTTGGGGTTACGGGCCTTGGCACCTGCCAAAGCGGTCGTAAGTGCTCCGTTTAGTTTGGTCCGGTTTAGCTGAGCAGCCAGGTCTTTGGTGTCATTATCGTACTTGGCTTGCAGATCGGTAACCTGCTTAGTCAAGTCCTCATTATCGCCGACTTGCTTCTTTAAAGCCTTCATATCCTTATCCCGGGTGGATAGCTGGTCTTTAAGGGTAGTGTTTTCTTGCTTAAGAGCCTCTACATCCCCCATCGAAGACTTAGCGGTCTCAATATCGACGCCGTTGACTTTCATGATAGTTTCGATCTGTTCATCGGTCAGGTTCATTTCCTTTAATAGTTCTCGTTTCATTTAAAACATCCTCTCTCGCTAGATTTACGTGGGGCGGCCACGTTCAAGGCAAAACAAATAGCAGTTTTACGACATGCTGAGGTCGAAAAATGGGTATAAGAATAGCACTCAACAGATTGCTGAGTGCTACATGCCGGGAACAATTCCCTTAATATCTTTCAATGTGTTTTTAACCCGCTCCATCATAGAGTTGCTAAACAAATACTCAATACCAGTCGGCGTAATTTGCACATTATGAGTTTTGATATTTTCGCCATTCAGGGTGCTAATTGGCTGAACACCTGAGATAAATTCCTCATTAGCCATATTTATCAAAATATAGTTCCAATAGGTTTCGTTAAGCTTATAACTCAACTGATCGAATTCTTCATCGGTTATTGACTCACCTTGCTTGAGTTTGTCATACAGAATTTTTAGCAACTGATACATAACCACAAAGTAATCGTCTTTAGCCATTAGGAATCCCCCCTTACGCTTTTGGAAGCTTATCCACAATGTTTATTAATACAACGCGTCTTTATTAGTCTTAGGGACATACGGTTTGTCGTTCTTCAAGCATTGCTTAATAATTTCAATCTCAGTATCGCCAGATACCATCATATTGGGAAATTGCTCACCAAATTGCTCAAAATACGCCATTTCATACTCAAAGCGATTCACACTAATCACCATTAGTCTCCCGCCTTTCATCTCCAGTTGTCAATCCCCCAGGTACCGTCTCACACAATATTCTAGTAAATCCTATCTCTAGGAACATCCGGATGATAGGGTTTATCCTCCTCGATACATTTTTTCATGATTTCAATTGCCTCACTATCATCGAACAAATAGCTCAAAAAATACTCATGAAAGTGGTCATGGTATTTCCGTTGCCAACTAAACAGTTCCACGAGATCACCCCCTATTGATTGCATCTACAATGATCAAATACTTCTCGTAAGCATTGGGAAAGATTTCCTTAATTTTCTCCAATGAACCGGTGTTATTAATGGTGGCGCTAGTCATTTCGGCAAATGCCTCGGACACTTGTGTACCTTCCCTTTGATAATAATCTGATCCATGTCCCATGGTAATCCACAATTCTCTCTTTGGATCTGCAGTTAACGATGCCGCATCAATCATATCAGATACATCACCAAAAGATTGTGCCTTTTCTGGATTAGCCGAGTTCTCATAAGACTCACTGCTCTTTCTTAATTCTTCGTAGACAACTTCTCTAACGCTGCTGTCATACAGTTCCCCCGTCTTCGTATCGAATAGAATTTTAAAGCCTTCGTACTCCCCACGAGAAACGCTATGGTCCCAAACCATTTTTCTAACCTTTTTAAGACCAGCTTCATTAATATCTGCTGTTTTTTGAACAACTTGTTGGTCAATCCAATTGGAGAAATCTGTATTTAGACTCTCTTTGAATCCGAAACGCTTCTCTATAGATATTTTACCAGAAAAGGAATCAATTGCATGTCCAAACTCATGAAAAACGACATCATATTGCTTCCTATACCAATTATCGTTGGACGCGTAAACATGATGTCTATTCAGTGTAACTTGTCCAGTACTTGGCATAAAGAATGAGGCGCCTTTATCTGTCATTTCATTTAAAGCAAATTGGCCTTGATGCTTATGCCACATTGACTGAAGAGCTACTGGGCTATCTGCTAACGCGGCAGCCATCTGTTGAACATCTTTTTGATCAAAGAAACGTTCGACGGCACTTGGAAAGATTGAGCGATTTTCACCTAAATAGTTCTGTTTCCATTCGTCAAATTTAACGTCCCTGACCATTTTACCTTTACCAGTCTCTGGATCTCGAGCCCACCGCTCACCAACCTTGGGCAATCCTTTAATTGATGGCACTGTGGTACATCGACACCGACCATGAATGGTTGGGTAGTTGATCCCCGGCCTGCGCTCAGACACCTTAAATACCTGACCGTCTAGCTTGGCGCAAACATCACAAGTATGGCTTTCGAGTGTCGCCATATACTCGTATTCTTCAATCTCGTTCTCTTCGTAGGCTCGGGCGTTAGCTTCTTCGGCAACGTGAGCCATCTCGGAGACGACCAACCGATGAACGTTGTTACGTTTTACATCTTGAAACCGAGCGTGCATCATCTGGGTAACTTTCTGGGGTCCATACCCCATGATGGTTCCACGCAGAACGGCATCCATCAGATAACTGGGTAACTCTTTCTGATAGTTCTTCCAGATACGTTGTGAGAAGTCCTTGCCGTCTTTCCCCCAAGGCTGGCTCACTGCAATCCTAAGTTGGGCATCGTTGAAACGAGCAAAGTCAGCCATGAACTTACCGTGTTGCGCCTGTATGTTGTAGTTGGTCCGCATGTAGGTGTCATCATAGCGGGCCACCATCTCGCGGCGCATTGAATCAGCCATGTTCTGCGCATGTGGCTGGGAAATGTAACGAAGTTGTTGCTCCAACGACTGCAACCGGGCCACCCGGCTACGAAAGTACTCAGCATCTAGCTCTTCTTCGTACCCACCTGCCTTGGCCTTTTCCCGGAACTGCTTTAGTGTCAGTTCCCAATGCTTGGTATGAATACCGTTGAGAGCCTCGCGGGCTGCATCAGAGTCGATACCTTGGTTCTTGGCATACTTATCTATCCACTTGCTAACCTCACCATTAAGCTCACGGAACAGGCCATTGAGCTCAGGCTGTATTGCCTTCTCGTATGCCTCGGTCGACCGAATCTCTTTGGCTTTGGTTTGTAGATAACGGCGTTCCCAATAACTAAGTTTCATCATCGTCCTCACCATCCACATCATTCAAGGCGTCCGGATTATCATAACCATCGTGTTTTACAATATCGTCTTGCCGATCCCTTAACTCTTGCTGCCAATCTTCAACAATCGGATTAGCTTTAGCAATCGCTTCGTCACTCGAATACTGAGCAATCTGTGATATTGTCTGGGCTTCTTCGAGGTTGTTATGGATTGAAGCCCGCGTCCAAGTCTGCTCAATCTTACGACCGTCAGGATCTGAAGCCATAGACCACCGCATAATGGCCCGAACTAACTCATTGAGTGCATCGGTAAAGTAGGCCTGCGTGTTGGCCGCCTTTAACTCTAGGTGAGAGTACAGCATTTTAATGGCCGTCCCACTAGCGTTAGTCGCTTCAAACTTGGTCGGATCAATTCCCTGGCCATGAACGAAGATATCAGCCTTGGTAGCTTCTAACAACGTCTTACGGGCTTCCACAGGAATGTCTATAGTCAGTTTATCAACACCCGACTTATCCCCAGTGCCCATGCTATCCATCTTAATCGCATGGTCTTTTTTTAATGCCTTCATAAATTCTGCCAAGTCAGTGCCGCCATAGTTGGTCAATACTAAAATAACCTGTTGAATATCATCCACATCGTTGACAAAACCGTTGTACACGTCATCGTAAACATCAATCAGTCCCTTGTACTTATACAGTTCGGGACGCCGGTACTTATTCTTCGGAAAGGCAATAAAGGGAATCCGGCCGAAATCATGCGGCATCACGTTACCGGCACCTAGGTCGGCGTTCGTCGTCATGTCATAAACGTTAAAGCGCCCGGGCAACGCTTCGAGATCAGTATAGTCAGACTTCTCAGACTTAAAGAATGTACAATCTGTATCTGTCCAGTACTCATGAACCTTGTAGTACTTTCCTGTCTCTGGATCTAATTGTGAGTAGGTCCGACGTAACGCTAACAGCTTCCGATCTAAGTCACTTGAGTAGATAGGGGTGATCTGGTCAGGCGGTACGATACCGTACCGGAACTGGTCACTTTCATCAACCCAATAATGTGCCCAGGCCACCCCAGCGTTCGCTGCATCAACAACTAATTGGTTGAGTCGGAGCCCAAAGTTGTCACCTAAAGTCATTTTAATCTGGTCATTTAGACCGTCATCTTCGACATCCACAGAGGGAGGGACAGTTGCAAGATACCCGGCTTCTTGATCAACCAACAATTGATGGAAGTTATTACTAACTCGGTTGTCAGCTTGACGTAAAGGATCGTCGCTTCCTTTAGGGTTAACTCTTGACTCTCCATTGTTGCGATTGGTGATGTCGTTTTTGTTAAAGTAATAACGAACTGACCGATTAAACCGTTCATTGAATTTGTTTCGTCGCGAATCAGTATTCGTGAGTAACTTCTTCATTGTTTTTACTTCCAAGGTACAAACCCTCCCTTCTTCATTAGCGATTCTAATTCGTAGCGTGTCTTATCAATCGTATGGTCATTCCCATCTGGATACCCAGCCTTGAAGTTCCCCATTGCATCGCGAGCCAGTTCGTAGCCAGAGAACTCACGGGCAGTGTTGGGACACCGGATGGGATCAATAATGATTTCTCGCAAGTCCTGCAGCCACTTAAAGCCATGTTCACGGCTACCAGGGCCTTTCTTAGCACCCACGACGTTAATGCCCAAGTCACGGAACTCTCGAATGGTTCGAGGCTCTGCGGAGTCGGCAGTAATGACTTCATTCATCGGGTTCATCTTCTTAATTGCCTCAGTTGCCTCTCGATTAGTCATCCCCACACTGTAAATTTCGTTAAACAAAAAGACCCGGCGTCTAGCCGCGTCCCAATAAGCATCCCCATAAGCCAATGGATCGTGAGCAAACCCGAAATCCATGCCGTGGTAGATTTTATCAAAATGTGAAATCTCTTCATCGGTAATCTCTCGAAGTGTCAGGTTGGTGAACACCTCAGCCCCCGTCCCAGTAACTTCGCCCAGATAGTCATGGGCATAGGACTTGGGGTTATCCTTCTTTAGCTGGTCTGCATCAGCCAAAAACTCTTTACCCAACCACTCTTTAGGTACCGATAGGTAATCAGATGAGTGTACCAGCGTATCGTCCCGCTGCCCCTCACTAGCTGTTACCTGGTTGGCCCAGTTGTTCTGACTGGCGGGTGGGTTGAAACTATAAAACGTCAGAATATTGGAACCGCCCCGATTTAATGACTGATTGATGTTCCGAACATCGGACCAGCTGTCAAATTCATCAGCCTCTTCGTAGTGTTTAAACTTAATGTACCCTCGCCGAAACTTTTGTGACTTAATCTTCCGAGGCTTATCGGCACCCAGAAAACGAATTTGTTGCCCAGTCGGGATGTACGTCAATGTTAAGGGAGATGTTGAGTCCTTCCAGTAATCCGCCACACCCAGAGTATCAATGGCCCACAGATATTGATCAAACACCGACCGACGCAACGTCTCAGCAATCTTCCGGAGAACAACCGCGTTGGCTTCCGAATCCTTCATAATTCCCAACACAATTTCGAGCGAAATAAAAGAGGACTTGGTTGAACCACGTCCTCCTTTTAGCCAATAATTCGAATGTTTGCGTTGCTTGATGTCGTGATGTAGAGCATAGAATGACGGGGCCATGGTTGTTGCTAAGCTAACCATCGCCATCACTCCCTGCAGGCACGTTATCGTTAATCTGAACCGGATTGATAGTGGCGGTCAGGTCTTGCTTGTCCGTCCACATTGCATAGCGCTTTCCGATGAGTTCTAACGCATGTATTTGATCACGAGCGCCAACAGGCACATTATTATAAACACCTTTAACTGTTGTGACTGATTCCGTTGCCTCACCTCGACCAAATTTAGAAAGACGTTCCATCACTTCCTGTTGGGTAACAATTTTTTTACCAGCAAGTTGGGATCGTTTCTTGTTCAAATAAGATTGAACATTAGTATTCTTTAGTAATTTATCTGCATTTTGTGCCGCATATTTCGAACTATAGCCAGCAGCAATGGCAGCGTCACCGGCTTTTCCAAGAATTAAGAACTCATCAACAAATTTTTGCTGTTTAATTGATAGCTTTCGCATGGTTTACCCCCCTAATACCATTTAAAATGTGGTAAATTAAATTATGTACTTATAACTTTGAGGTGAAAATATGATTGATTTCAATTCTTTAATACCACTAATTAGTGGAGCTGCCGGTGGAGCAGTGAGTGCAGGCGTTCTAAACGGACCAATAAAGTCGTTAAATGATTGGTGGTTCTTCCATTTTGGCTATAAAACTGATTATGAGCGAGAAAAGGCCGAGCTTCTTAATAAGTCTAAACTAGACGCTTATAAGCAAGAAATATTTGATGATGTAAAAAGCATACCAGCTAGCAATGTTCAACAACCACAACTAAATATTATTGGGCCTGCTTTAGAGGCATCTAGATACTACATTGATTCCCCCGAGTTAAGATCGATGTTCGCAAAATTAGTTGCGAGCTCCATGGATGATCGAAAAAAGAATGTCACACGTAGTACTTTCGTCGAATTTGTAAAGCAAATGGACCCTATCGATGCTAAGGTCCTTGCGTACTTTTCTAAAAATGCACTTACTCCCATAGCAAACATAGAATCTGTCACACAGAACGATTCTCATGGAGACAAGTACTCACATATAGAATATTCAGAACTTCTTACCCACGATGCACCCGTGTCAGATGCTGATCGTAAGTTCCTTCCGGCTTCCGTCGGCAATCTTGCACGGTTAAACTTGATTAGTGTTAAATACAATACTACCCCATTTGGGTATAACTCTGATGATATTTTCACTGATTTATCCGAGTACAAGAATATACACAACAATTTTCAGGCTGCACACAAAAAATATCTTGAAAGCCAAAGGTCTATTGAACAATCTTCCTTACAAGTATCCGATGAGTATAGAAGTAATCTCTCCCTAGCCCTAAATCAAAAGCTTCAAATAGAACATGGAATTGTTACAATTACTAGCTTAGGAAAAGAGTTCGTTAAAATATGCTTATAGTACATGCAAGGCCCTTAAATGAGCCTTTTTACATAACAAAAACCCAGCATCACTGCTAGGGTCGTTTGGAGGTATCTGACTACCTGTAATTTACTTCATGCTACCATAGTAAACCTTTAGTTCGGGACTATGGGAGCGAATTTTCGGCACTATTTGGACACATCGTTTAATCCATCGATGCCAAAAATCATAACTGACAACTCATTGATTGCTTGCCGCTCATCTCGACGAATAGTTTTTTCGTCACAACCGAACCGCTTTGCTAACCGTACTCGTGTCATTGCTGGTCTATCAATGTAGAGGTTCCGAATCACCTTAAAGCGTCGCTCCTGTTCAGGTGTTCCTTGCATACAGATCATTTGATACCGTTCAATAATTTCATTGATAAATACCATCATTTCTTTAGATCGGGCCCGATATCCCAATAACGAATATAGGGATAATTCATATCGTGACAACGGCGTATCATCGTCAATACTCGGCAACTCCACATCAAGATGATTTTCTAGTAATCGGTAGTTTTTTAATAGTTCTTTAGTGTTTCGAAGTTCTTTTTCAGACTCGCTCTTGGCAAACACCTTGTTTCGCTTAATCAGTCCGTCCACAATCTTACCAATCGTGGCATCGGATAATTCAATCGCCACTAAGCATCATCTCCCATCATACAAACTTCTCGAATAACGGCGTTACGCTCTGGGGATGATAACCGGAGGTATGATGCGTGCACTTCGTGGGGAAGCTTGTTGAAATGATTACTCAACCACACAATGGTTCGGATCATGTCGTTACGTTGATCCTGGTAAACATCAATCAGAAATTGTCTGAATTTAATCTGGTCGTTATTCATACTTGGACCGTCTCCTTTAGCGGTATACTAGGTATATTATTAAAATTAATCGGAGGATATTTGTATCTATGAATCCATACTGGTTCACAATCATTTTGTATTTTTTAAAATATTGGTCATGGCCCGTACTAATTTTCGTTCTTTTTTTAATTTTCCGTAACCCAATAAAAATTATATTATCAAATCTAACAGGTATTAAAATTGGAAGTTTCAGCGCTGATATTGATCAAACATCTTCATTAACTACGGAAGCATTTTCAAATACGCAAACAATCAACACTCAGCGTTTTAGCAAAGGCAGTGTATCTTTAGTGGGCATGGTAATTAGTAGCTGGAATTCTGTCGAAGAAGCCTTGCAAGCTGCAGTAGAACGTAAAGGGCTTGCTGATAATAAAAATCATACAATGCCATTTCGTAATATTCAGATTCTTGCTTCTGCAAACCTGTTAACACCAGAACAAGTTACAGCATTAAAGGCTGGAAGAAATTTACGAAATAAAATAGTTCATGACAATCATGCAGCCGAAAAATTAAAACGTTCCGATGTGGATAAATACATTGCAACAAACAACATCGTAATAGTTTCACTAAACTCACTATAACATTGACAGCATCTATTACTTTATTTCCTCAAATTGAATCAACCGATCCAAGTAAGTTCGTGCCTTCCGTAAATCCTCCACACCATTTTTCGAATGGTACCGAATAGCGTATTTAATGATGTTCCCCACCATGAACCCGCGAAACTCTTGAGTCGTAAACATCTCACTAAAATGATAGTCGGGACGAATTCCATCAGTAGCTTTGTGTATAAGGTCATCTCCCGCAACAGACCAAGTACCATACGGCATATTAAGAAAAAGTTTCCCGTTTGAAGTACTTACTTCAATTAGTTTTTCGTTTGAATGATACTTTCTAAAATTACCTAGATCCGTCCACGTGAGTGTGTGACTGTCATCATCCGCACAGACAATCTCATAGTCATAATCTGTACCCTCGCTGGGGAGGTTATGACTTCCATTCCATACATAGCCCAGCCCATCAAAATAGTTCATCAATGAATCCATTTCTTTATGAGTCCCTACCCAATAATATTTTTCCATCCCTACATCTCCCTCGTCCTTTTGTACTTAACCTCGTATTTTCTCGCTTGCGCATGCACGGTCGCCATATTAATCGCCCGAGTATTATTCTCCGATAGTTTGCTATCCTTTTGCGCCAGCAGAAGAATTTCATGCGATGTCAATTCTTCGGTGTTAAGTTCTCGAAAGAATCGTTGCCACTGCCGCCCTCGCTCGTAAGAACCTCGTTTTCTCGATTTCTCTAACCCGATTGCTTCTTGCACCCGGGTCACTTCCGACTCGGGCGCCCGAGAAATACTCCCGTACTTAGATTCGATCTCATGCAAGATTGGCAGATACATCGGTGAACGGTTCATAATTGCGCCTCTCTAACCCAGATCCTTAGCTTGTTGCCAAAAGCCTTCTTCATTCTTATGTTGCCACTTGCGATAGTCCATCTGTTGTTGATATTGGTAGGGACCCAGCTCCGCCATTTTATCGTTTCGAATTTCAAGCAATCGCAAACAAAGATTGTTTAGGTCACTGGGCTGTAGCCTATAAAATTCACGCCGCCATCCCTAGTTAGTTTTCACGCGTTTGGGCCCGTGATAACCGCGAATAACATTGAACCGGTACGCCAAATACCGCTTACCTGGATGATCACTAATTCGTAACGTATACAACAGTCCGTAATCTAGTTTTAGATAAACACTATTCGTCGAATAGGCATCGTACCGCATGACTTTAATGCCTTGACTTTGAAAGAAGTGCACAAAAGTATTTGCAGTACGTTTGATGGTTTTACTGCTCAAAGTTACTCACCTCCAACAATTTCCAGCGCATCGTCCACGGAACGTGCTACTCCGTACAATACTGGAAAAGGATTAATAAATTGTGCAAACAGCTTTTGATCAGGACGTAACCGCCCCTTCTCGTTTTTAATTTCTAGGCAGAAGAATCGCCCGTCCGAATGCCGGAACCCACAAAGGTCGGGGAACCCTCGCGGAAACAACATAATCGTCTGTCCTGCCTCAGTCCGAATCTTACCGGCGTTACTCCGGAAAACGGTAAAACCATTCTTCGATAAAGCCAGCATGATGTCGGTCTGGATTTTGTGTTCACTTTCGATAACATAGCCTCCATTCTGTGTAGGCAGTGTATGGCTAAATTTTGGCCTACACGCTTAGCAAAACGTTCTATATCAATATTTGATAACTAAGTGCAGGCAGTGCAGTCACAGACTACCCTTTTCTATATATTTATTTTTTATTTTCTTGATACGTTAATATCAAGAAAATTATACATAACTATTCAGAATCCTTTAATACCAAGGAATTAGCGTGCTTACACCTCCATGCACAAGCATGCACATCCTACATTTTTCGTTTCGGATGACGTGTAATAATTTCAAAAGGCTGGTGTATTTCATTCACACTTAAACCAAGATAGTAGTTACCCTGGCTATCACGTTTACGATCAAACTTCTTCATCATTTCCTTACCGAACTTAGTTGAGTTCATCAGATACTGGGAGTTATCACCAGCCCAGTTTTTATACCGCCGGTACAACTCGGCCGCCCGGACCGTCTCATGTTCGCTCAACGTACAGCACTCTTCTAAAAACTCCGAAGTCACATCCATCTCATTACGGTAATCGCGACTAGCTTGTCGAACACTCTCAGGTGCTTTCAGGCCCTCTCGTTGCCATTTAAGTGCACCCTCGACCGCCCAGTTCAAGATACCGACCTCTTCTCGTTGAAGTTTGTACTTCAAATCCTTATCCACCCGGTTATCCGGGATCTTCACGGCAAACGGGATCAGCATCAGGCGACGCCAAATTCCGTCATCGGTTCCCCGAATAATTGGCTTGTGATTGGTCGCTAACCATAACTTAAACTCTGGTTTGAACTCAAACTCTTTTCCGTATAGGTACCGGGCCGTCACAGTGTCCCCACCAGTTAATTGCTTTACCAGCCCTTCATCCAGTCGGAGACCATCGTTAGGTTCACTTGACGTGACTAATCTGGCTCCCTCCAGTCTGGCGATGTCGGAATTAGCAGCAGACTTATTCTGCTTAACCATAATAGAATCAGCTTGCATTGACCGGGCATAGTTTCCCAGAGCATCGGCAATCGTATCAATAAAGATGGATTTACCGTTTCGACCGTTGCCATACAGGATGAACATAACCTGCTCCTTTGTGGAGCCAGTCAGCGAATACCCCACAGCCTTTTGCACGTAATCAATCAGCTCTTGATCCTTGTTAAAAATCTGGTCTAAGAATTGTTGCCATTCCGGTGCATCAATAGTGTCGGTGTACTCAGTCCTAGTCTGCCGCGAGAACATCTTAGTAATATCGTGTTCATGGAGGAGGCCACTGGTCAAGTCCACATATCCGTTCGCCACATTGAGCAACGTTTTGTCACTGTCGAACTCGCCGTGAAGTACCGGGACCCGGTGTTTGATCTCGTCAATTAGGGCCTTCTTTCCGGAGTTAGAGCGCGAATGCTTAATGTGTTTCTGGAAAGCCTTCATTGCCTTTTCCTCGGTTAAATCACTATCCGGCGGAACTACCAGCTTTTCATGTTTCATGGAATCAATCACCTGGTCGGCCAAGCTGTGTACCTGCCCCGTCTCATCAATCTCCCAGTAGCTCCCGTTGTAAATCATCCAATTTTTGTCAATAAAGGAATACTTCATTAGGTCGCCATACTGATCCATAAAACGATCCGTATTTCCGGTATCGTCCCAGCTGCGGGGTGGGACCTTCTTTTTCTTTGGCTGATCCTTTTTGGCAAATTCGAACTGGTACTTCAATGGGGCCTTGCGTTGAGTGAAAACGTCATGCGTTTCGTTGATGGCCTTGTTGAGCGTTGCCACCCCGTAGTTTGTCTTCCCGTGACGCTCATCCCACTTGGGACGCATCAAACTCGACTGTCGAAAAATACTGTCCATCTTGGTGAAATCTCGACCGGTCCAAAAAGCTAAATCGTTGGCAAACGCCAAATCGGCTTCTGATTGACTAGTGTAGAGGCTCTCCCAGCCACCGTTCATGAATAACTTGAAGCGCTGACCCGTCCGAGAACTCTCGGCGCGGGTAATAATTTCACTCTCACTAAGATCGTTTAGCTGTGGAAGCTGGTCTGCCGGAAGTTTCACCACATTGTCGGTCTTCAGGTAACGGTCATACAGGAGTTGCATCAGCTTTGGGTCGGGTTCGTTAACTTCCGGATAAGATCCGATTAATTCACCGGTCATCGCAAAGAACCGGCCAGTCGTATACATTTCAACCGGTCCCTTCCGGCGTCGGTCACCAGGAATCCTTCCTTTCACAATGATGTGGAGGCCGGTGCCAGACACGCTGGTTTCGGCATAGGACTTCGTGATGGTCAAGAAGCGTTGAACCTCGTTGTCATCAGTATCGCCTCGCTTCCAACGGTCTAAGTCAGCTCCAATATGATCCACGTCAATCCCCACATATGGCGGAGTGAAGTAAAACCCCAGTCCGTCCATCCCCAGGTCCTGCATCGCTTGTAACGCGGTATCGAAATCGGCCCAAGTCTGCGGGTCATTTGACTTTCCATCGTGCCCGGTGTACGGGTCAATCGGAATTTTGGTGTACTTGTTACGTTCGGGCTTCCAAATAAGTTTGAAGAGTCCCCATTGTTTTAGGGACTTGAGTTCTTGGGGAATTCGTTCATACATCAGCAGGCCTCCTTAGAATGGCAAATCATCGTCGGAGATATCAATTGAATCTCCAGTATTCGCAAATGGGTCATTGGTTGCGGTCGTGGGTTGCGATTGCGGTGCCGCCTTACCAGCTGGTCGTTTATTCTTGTAAACGTGCTGAATCTGCGGGTAGTCGCTGGTCTCAAAGTTCCATGGAGCCACCCGATTCTTCAAAGTGGTCTTTCCATTGTAAGAATCCTCTTCTTGTTTTACGTAGACTTTAACGGCCGCCCCAGTGATTAACTTCATGAAGTCCTGAACCGTCTTTAATGGCGTTCCCTCAGGTACCCCGGCCGCCTGTAAGATGTACTGAAAGCCTTCAAGGTCGTATTGATTCGTGGCTCTCCGTTTCCAGTTATCCACGAACACATGCCGGTTGTGGTATTTAGCATTGGTTTCCGCCAAGTCCGGCACCTTGTCCAAATCGTTTCGTACCAGGAGATCAATCTGTAAGCTCTCAGCACCATTTTTGGTAGCTTGCTCCTGCGCATTGTTGATGAGCATTTCGTAGTTACCGGCTGGAATTGCTTCAAAATCTCCTCCGGTATTATTTGAATAATCTGTTTCTAGAAAGTTTGCCATAATAATTCCTCCATTTATTTAGTTAGTAACCCGCGCTGGCGTCCTTGAAAGAACGCCCATCCTGGTTTGTATCCCCGGGCCTTCGCAATGCCATATAGATCTTCCATATTCTGGGCTTCGTCCGGCCTCATTCGGCCGTAGCGCAATACGTTATAATCTGCCTTCATATCCAGACGACCGTGAATCCGTTCCAGTTCAACCGTGTTGTCGGTCTCTATCTCAGAACTCGATTTCTCTATCTGTCGCCCACAGACGGGACAGACAACTGACGCTGCGGGGATGACCGCAAAGCAGAACTCACAGGTTCGAACTGGTGGTGCGTCGGACACCTTTTGCTTCTTTTTCTTGCGGTCGGCTAGAGTCCACTGGTGCTCATCGTCCGGTAGTCCAAACCGCAAGTAATTTCCGACATGGTCAATAATGGTCGCCACCTTGTCCGGTCGATACCGCATTGATCGCATCGATTGCTGGATAAATAATACGAGCGACTCCGTTGGCCGTAGCATGATGACTACCGAACAGTCCGGAACGTTGAATCCCTCGCTGATTAGGTCCACGTTGCAAAGCACTTTCAGACTCCCCGATTTAAACCCTGACATAATGCGCTCCCGTTCGGCCGCCGGCGTCTTTGCGTCGGCGTGAGCCGCTTTGATCCCCACCGACTGAAATGCCTGCGCAATCGCCTTTGAGAACTCGACTGAGTGAGCGTACACAATAGCCTGCTGTCCCAGGGTCTTCTCCTGGTACGTCTTCACAACATCCCCGAAGATGGTTCGACCGACCGCGTCGTCCATTGACTTACTGGTATAGTCACCAGTACTCGACTTTTTTAGTTTGGTGTCATCGACCAGTTTCACGGAATAATATTCGTAAGGTGCCAGATAGTGGTTCTCAATCAGCCAATCGATTGACGGGCCTAAAATCATAGCGTCGTACACATCATGAAGTCCCTTCCCATTCAACCGCCAAGGAGTTGCCGTGAATCCCAACCGCGGGACTCCCTGGTAATAGTCATAGATGGTTTGATAGGTCTTAGCCAAACTGTGGTGTGTTTCGTCGGTGATAATCAGTGATGGCCGGGGCAAGATGCGCAAGCGATGGGCTATCTTACCCACAGTGAGAATGGTGCATTTAGTTAGATCCACTTCGTTCTCCCGGAACGACTGCTTAATTTGATTTACCAGTTCCTTACGGTGAACCGTAAACATTACCTGACCGCCTTTAGCGACCGCTAGGCGAGCTATCTCAGCAATCATAACCGACTTACCAGACCCAGCCGGACTTTGCAGGAGAACCGATTTTTTACCCTTGGCGAGAGCTTGCCGGGCTTGGTTGACCAGGTCGGTCTGGTACGGGTGAAGCTGGTACATCCACGTCACCACCAATCTTCGTGAACAAATCTTCCGGAAGGGTGAACTTCCGGTTATCTAGCTGATTCTTGGCAAACACTGCATTCGATGGGTGCAGGATAAATCCCCGTTGCCCGGTCTTATCGGAAATCACCATACGACCGACTAAGTTCATCAGCCCCATGACGTTCGTCACAATCTTCTCGCGAATCTGCGGCGTAAACTGGTTAAACGTCTGCCCACTCGGTGTTTCAATCTGACGGGTAGTCTCCCAAGCGGTGTACACTTTGTTAACCCCTGGCCACGAATTAATGAATCGGATCATATCGGGTAAGTAAAATCCCAACTGGTTGTAATCGTTTATCTGGGGAATCCCCATATCGGCCCCCGCCTTAGTCTTTGACTCATTGGCCTTCTCGCCTAACCAAGCCTGTTCAAATTCGGACAGATTATCGATGGCAATATTGTCATAAACGCCTTGGTACCCCCGACTAATCTCTAGTAGTAAAGATCGGGCTCCTTCCAGCGGATGTTTGGTGTCAAGTTTCACAATATCGATGTTTGGACTGCCGGCTAAAACGTTAGTCGTCCGATCAATATCCACCACTAGGGTCTTACCTTTTAGGTACCGGAGTGTGGAAGTCTTTCCCGTCCCCGGCTGTGCATAGATTAGAGCAGTAAAGTCGGTACCACGTTTCAGGTCACTGGCGTGTTCAATTTTCACTTATCTCACCTTCTCATATTGAATTTGGTTGGCATCCATAAAGTTTTTCAACAGCCACATCTTCTCTTTGGTCGTAGTAATCATTAATGCCACGCTATGTGAGATAACCTCCCCAGTATCTGTGTCAATAATCGCATCACCGCGAGTCTCCTGATGGGTCTGTTCTTCAGCCGCTTTGGCTTCTAATTGTCGTTGTTTCTCAGCCTTGCGCTTGACCTGTGCATCAATGGCAGCCATCAGGTAATCGACATCCTGTCCTTGTTTGAGTTGGTCCACCCAACCAGATGGATCTACTTTTTGAACCTCAGCATATTTGGTGATAGTTAAAATATCAGTCGCTAACTTATCCTTGGCTTTCTTAATGGAAACCATGGTCCCAGCAATCCCATCAACTATTTTTTTCTTACTGATGGTTTTGTTCAGCCAAGTAGGATCAACTTCAATCTCCGTTGGTTCAACGCCATAGTTCGGAGCCATTTCTTCAATCAGCTCTTGGACTCCGGCTAGTCGTGCTTGACGCTGCTGTTCTTCTAGTTCCTTTAACCCTCTGTCGATAGGGATAATGGCCTGGTCTAGGTTCGACCGTAGAACATTGACTTTTTCGGCAAAATCATCATAAGGTCGGTTGAAATCCTTCTTGATTTCCTTTCGACGGTCGTCTAACGCTGTGGATACCTTACGAAGTTCGGCTCGGATATTCTTAGCATCCTTCTCCGTAGTTTCGGTTACTACCATATTGTTAAACTTGTTGACATAGGCCTCCACAGTAACGCGAAGCTGGTCGTAGTTTTGAATCGAGATAATTGTTGGTAGGTACTCCACCCGATAGTCCGGCAGGGTTAACTCTGGCTTATTGGTCATTGGGCATCATTTCCTCCTTGTAATCACTACCAGTTGATTCGTTATAGCATTGAATTGCAACTTGTATGAAATTCTCAAGGCTTAGCTCACATCGTCGATTAATAACCGCTGCATTCGCTAATAAGCCGGTAATAGCATCTTCGGGGGCGGTGTATTCGGCATTGAATGACATATCTGGTTCATCATCTCGTAAATTGGTAATAGTAATTTTAGATGGCTTCATTTCAAACCTCTTTCCGTGGTATAATCCACTTGAAATATGTTTTAACTTGGTCAGCTATTTGCGGTAGCTGGCTTTTTTGTTGTGCCGCCATAGTTTAGACAGCCATTGTTGTTTCGGTGACTGATAAACTAGGTCGGCTAATGTGCGTATGTGGATGATAAGATCACACCCTTTTCTACATTAGATTCACGACGAATCCTCATATACTCTTCATCACGTGCAAGCACCTCGAATTGTTCCCATTTCCGAAACCGATAAGTTGCTAGTGACTGATAGCTCGCCGGCGTCCGCATCAACTTGGCGTGCCAGTGCGCCGCTAACTCTTTATTTGTCATGATTCTGTTTCCACCTTTCGTAACCCAATCGAATGGGCAATCCTAATCCAAAAACTAAAGTGAAGATAATTACCGTTTCCAACTACTTCACCACCAATTCAAAAGGGCAAATCCCCCCAGAAATATCACTGACCAGTCATAAGTCAGAATCATCAACTTCTTCTGCATTCCTTTGACTGCACAATCATTAGTGAACCACCATCTACCCGGCTAGGATTTAGTTGTTAAAACTTTGGTGGTTCATTAACCATTCGTGAACGGCTGGTGCATAGTATTTTCGTTGACTGCCTTCTTGATAATACGGAAATCCTTTTCCACGATAATATTCATCGAATGCATCAACTTTTATTCCAAATTGTTCTGGTAAATCCTTACGTTTCAACATCTTTGTTGCAACAAATGGCTGCTTACGCCCATCTTCAACACCAAGTTCATATGCTTGTTTGAAAAGACCAGCTAGACTCTTTACAAGTTCATCCACATATATCGCCCCCCTACTCAAACATATGGTCTCGGTAAACGCCGATGATAATACCTATAATCAGGCAACCAATTAAACGTAATACAATCATCGGTTCACCAGCATTTCTGTAATGTCAAACACCGTTTCATAAACTTTGTGCTCTAACGAGTCATCAATATTTTCAATCCCTTGGTTAGCTAAAGCGGTTAGAACATCACGCGGGATAGGCTCGTCAGTTTTGACAGAAAACTCAGTTTTACCAATTGCAGTTGCAGCAACAATCTGTGCCCGAATATCATCATAAAAGTGACGACTGCGTGCCTGTAACGCTGCTAATTTTACTTCTTGTGCAAAATATTCCGGATTCATGTTGATTCCTCCCATTAAATTCCCAAAATTTTATTGATTCGCTTCCGTAATTCCAATGACCGCGGAGACATATCTCCCTGAATGGCCTTATTTAACACCTGTGGATTTGCCTCCAATAACTTGGCCAATTCTACTTGGGTCATCCCTCGTTCAGCTAAGACAGACTTGATATGGTTGGCGTTGCGCTTAATGCCTTCAACTAATAGTTCTTCCGTCAAGTTAAATTCCTCCTTTCATCAATTAGTTCATCAAGTTATTGACAAATAGTACTGAATTCAGTACTATTAGAACATAAACACAAATCAATAAAAACCTAATCTATTAGCTTCACTCGCCAAAGTTCTTAGCTAATAGGCTTTGTTTTATATTGCTCAATTACTTGATGAATTAATAATAACCGAATTCGATACTTTTGTAAAGCTATTATTATCGTATTCAGTACTATTTTTTCATCCTCACAGTGAGGAATCCTATTATGACAACGTTAGTTGATAGAATTAAAAGTACCGCAAAGAGTAAATACGGATGGAATTTAAAAACTACTGCTCAAAAGGCTGGTATTGGTGTCAATAGCATCTATAGGTGGAAAGAGCAAACTCCCACTACAGAAAGCCTACAAAAAGTGGCAAATGTTTTAGACGTATCTGTAGACTATCTTCTTGGTAACGATTCAAAAACAAATTCTGATACAAAAAAAATCGTCGATATAGACGACGACACAGTTCTCCTCTCCTTTGATGGCAAACCAATCCCGGAAGAGGATAAGGAACTATTCAAACGATTATTGCGAGGTAAATAATATGGACGAAATCATGACAGCTTTAATGAACCAAGCATTCTTAAAATATAAAATAAGAATCATTCTGTCCTCTGAGGCCGATCCTTATACCCCATCGGTGACCCACACTGAATCACGCACCATCATCATCAACACTAATTTCCATGACAAAAAACAGATTCCACTTCAAATGGCCCATGAAATGGGACATATCATCAACGGTGATCAAACAACACAGCCTGTATACTTCAGCATGATGCAGACTGATTATCCGATGGAATTAGAAGCTAATCGAACGGCTATCAAATTACTTCTTCCCTTTTACCTCAGGGATAAAGATGTTGAAAACGTTAACTCCCAAGAATTTATGGATACTTTTTCCGTACCAACCCATTTAGAAAATATTGTTAAAGAGGAAATTTCCGGTATGCTTAAGGTATAAACACTACATTGAGTAGGGTAATTACCAGATAGGAGAACATTATGAAATCATCCTGTGCAATTTGTAAAAGACACATGGGCCTTTTACAAACAAAGAACACTCTCGCTGATCGAAACGTAATCTGCACTGATTGTAGTGAAAAAGTTGCCAAGGCACTTGGCTTTAGTGATAAAAATATCGTTTCTCAAACACTGAAGTTTTCGATGCTATCACTAGAAAATGCAGAACGTGCTGTTAACACTATGATTAAGGATAAACCTTCACTTAGAGAACGCAATTCTAAGGGTGTTCAAAATAATAAGAACCGAGAATATCGTGAAAAGGTTGCTGCTGTTCCCACTTTTGTAGAAGACAGAGCAATTTCCTCAAATGGTTTATCTGCCGACTTCACTTCAAAAAAGGTACGGCTGACAATTGGCACATTTAAAAAGAGTACTCGACTTTTAGATTTCTCAGAAATTGTTAGCTACTCTCCGCATGTTGAAGGTCATGAGGTAAAAAAGCATCATGGCTTAACTCGCGCTGCCACCGGTGGACTACTCTTTGGTGGGGCTGGTGCAATTGTTGGGGCCGTAACTGGCGGAAAGCAATTCGACCAAGTGACCAGAGTAAGTATTACCGTTCGACTCAGTGACGGTGAGGCAATTGAGTACAACTTATTGCCAACTGGAAAAACTAAATCTACTTCATTTGAAGCTAAAACTGCAAATGGACGGCTCGAAGATATGTCAGCTCTGCTTGATAGAATAATCGAAGCTAATCACACTCCTACCCCGGTTGCTCCACAAACAATCACCGAGAAAGCCCCTGTTAGTCCTGCTGATGAGATCAGAAAGTATAAATCACTTCTAGATGATGGCATCATTACTCAGGAGGAATTTGATGCTAAGAAACGTAACTTATTAAACTTGTAAAAAGACGCACTCCCACAGGAATGCGCCCCCCTCCTCGACGGCTAGCACCGATTTGAACCGACTTAAGTTAGGGAAAACATAAAATAATACCGAATGTACCTTCCAAAACCAAGGGATAAAGCAAACAATTTTATAAGTTAATGGAGGTTTTTATCATCGTAAAAGATGAATCTAACGATAAATTACATGGAAAAGACTATGCCTGGCTTGCTGTAGAGGCCGCCGTTGCCTCTATCCCAACAGTTGGGTCCGCTTTACAAACAGCATACTTCGGAGCTAAGAACGAAAAAAGGTTTAAACGCGTTGAGGATTTTTACAAACATCTCAGCGAGGACGTGGAACAGTTAAAAGATCAACTAACAACATCTGACGAAATTCATCAGTATTCAGAACAAATTTCGCAATACATGGAAAAAGTAAATGACGTTATTGAATCAAATCCAACGTTCACAAAACGTTCTATGCTCCGTACTGGTTTCTTAAACATTCTAAAATCACCGTCCACCATCAACTGGGAGCAAGAAGAATATTTCACTTCAATTATTCCGCAAGTTGATTTAACAGATATTCGAATATTAATAGGACTACGGCCGTTAGATCAAAATAAATGGGCACAAATTCCTAACATCGTAGCTGCATTCGATGGTAAACTAGATAAGTTTTATTTAACTGGGCTATGTGAACGTCTTACCAATTTTGGATTGGTTGAAAAAAGATACGGTAGTATTAGTATGCAGCCTGATGGAACAATCATTGAAACATACTATCGAATTACAAATTTAGGAAAAAAATTTCTGATGTTTACCACGGAAGAACCAGTCGAAAAAAATAAACACCAATCTTTATAAGTCAATCATTCCTTACTTCAAACGATTTACCCAATCAAATAAAAAAAGCGCATCCCCCTACCCGCCAAGATAATGGGATGCACTAACAGAATGTTCGAAGGCACTACTGCGCCCTTTTACATACACAATTATAACTGAAAGAAGGTGATGCCTCAATCCTTATTAAATCTACCCGGCTAGGTGATTTAATCTTAGGAGGAAAATAAAATGGCAAGTATTAATAAACGAAACGGTAAATGGTCTGTCCGTGTTAGTTTTTACGATAAATTTGGCAAACGTCACTTCAAAAACAAAGAAGGCTTCAATCGCAAAAAAGAGGCCGAAGCATGGGCCAATGAAATTGAACAAGGTAAATTTGACGAATCCATTGGTAAAACTAAGTCACATGCTACCTTTTCTGACTATTTTCTAAATTGGTATCAGACGTTTAAGGCACCAATTTTAAGTGAAGCAACGAAACGTCGCTACCTAATAACCTATAAAGAGGTTAAGACATACTTCGGTGAGTCCAAAATAACCGGTATCTCTCGTTTACAATATCAAGAGTTTTTGAATGAATATGGTAAAACCCATTCCATCGCCAGCTCAAAGAAAGTTAACACGCAAATAAAAGCGTGCGTCCATGATGCTATGGATGATGGCGCTATTCAACTAGACTTCACTAAGAAATCAAAGATCACCGGACACGCTGGTAAAGACAGCTCGATGAAGTTCCTTGATGCCAATGATATGACGAACCTAATAAAATATCTAAAACTGGATATTAACGCTCGTCATGTCACCAAGATGATGGGGATCGTTGCTCTATATACTGGTGCCCGTTTTGCTGAAATTGCTGGGCTGACTTGGAAAGACATTAGTCCTGACTTTGGGACTATCTCTATCAATAAGGCTTGGAATACACTTGATAATTCAGGATTCAAAGAAACTAAGAATGAACAGTCTAAAAGAATTATCCGAGCCAATCCAGAACTATTTGCCCTTCTAGATCAGTACCGAGATACTCAAAAATTTTTGCACATCAATAATCCGCTCGACTTGATTTTCATGGGCCCTAATGGAAAAGTCCCAAGCTCCAATGCAGCCAATAATATGCTCCATACAGCACTTAAAAACATCAATGCAAGTAAAGACATTACCTTCCACGGACTGCGGCATACACACGCCTCATATTTGATTTACAAGGGCGTCTCAATTTATTACATTTCTCAGCGATTGGGACATGCAAACTATACCATCACAATGAATATCTACTCTCACATGCTCCATGAGATGGAATCCGCGGAAAATTCTAAGCTCGTTGCGGCACTGAATGACCTAAATGGTGCACAGCGGCATATCGCCGAACGCCCAGTACAAAGGCATTTATAA